CTCTTGCCGTTGCTGCCTTGTTTGCAAGAATACCTATGTTTACATTATCATTAAATACTGCATAATGGAGAAGATATGATACGACAGTGGTACTCTTGCCAGTCTGCCGAGGCATCTTACAAATATTAAATCTATTCTTATGAAATCTTTCAACAAGTTTTTCTTGAAACGGATACATCTTAAATGATTGTAATCCGTGATCCAAAGTCACAATCTTTACATAATTTTTTGCAAAAAATACAGGATCTTCCTTACACTTTATAAATTCAACAATTTGTTCTTCTGTAAATTCAATTGCTGTATTTGCTTTTTTGAGTAAAGGATTACCAAGATAAATATCGGCATTCATATTTTAGTTGCAGTTCCAACGACGAAGTGCTTTATTTATTCTTGAATCTGGATCTCGTGCAGTTTCTGCAGAAGTAAGTTTTGATTTCATTCCGGACATACGACTACAAAAGTTTTTTCTACGTGATGCTCTTTTACCAGTTGGTTTCTTTTCTGTTACTGCTGTCTGAAGATTTGAACCCGGATTTTCCCTGCGATATGCATTCACTGCTTTTTGACTCAATCCATCAGTTTTGTCTTTACGGTTTTCTTTCTGCCAATCTTCATCAATCTTAACTTCTTCACCAATCTTTTTAGAATTGGTAAGATAATTTTTTGATTTTGAATTTACAACTTGAATCAGGGGCATTCCTGGTTCAATTGTTGAAACTTTATATTGAAGAACTTGAGAACCCGGATAAACTTTTTGAATTTCTGTAGTAACATCTTTTCTGCTTGGCATTCCAATTTGTGGAAAGAACATTCTAATTGAATATGTCTTTCCTCTCCAGTTCAAAATCACAGCAAGAATGTTTCCTGTTTCTGCTTGTAAACGAGTTGATTCATCAATTTGAGATTTGAATCCTTTAATTGGTTCTGGTTTGATAATATCAACTACTTCAGCAAAAGTATTACCGTTTAAATCTTCAATTGTTACATCTTCTTTTTTTACGCAGTTTGGATATCTTTTTCCAAACATTGTTTTCATACCTTTCTTTTTATATCCAGCCCAACACTTTTCATCAAGATTTAGATCTTCTAGAACCTTTAGAGAAATTGGTGATAAACTTCCCGATTTTACAGAAACATATGATTCACCACGTTGTTTCCGTTTGGCATACTCTATATAAGATTCACCTGGAAGTAACTTCTTGGATTTCTTAGGATCTTGTGGATAATCTTCACGAGCACGTTGATTGGGTCCAGGACCACCAAGTTTTCTGTCTTTTTCTGGATCTGGGTGCCAATAATCACCTTCATAAACAATCTCTTCATTTTTACTACTATTTCCCCAATTAGCAGCACCGACTTTACGACATTTTACAAGTGCCCCAGAGGCATAGGCACTTGGCCAAACACTATAACGAGATTTGACCTTTGTGTAACAAGCATCTTTTGTTCCACTACCCTTAGTCTTTTTATCAGATTCTTCAGACATTTCAGACATTTCATCACTATCCAAATAGTCTGCCGCAGTATCAATATAATCTGCTGCCTTAGTGATTTTAGACTGAACCCATGCAGGTAATTGCGAATCACCTTTTTTAATAATTTTTCTTAATTTTTTAACAGCACTATCAATTGTATCCATTTCTGTATTTGCCATATATCCCTCTTCATCCTTTTCTTTTCCATCAGCAATTGCGTTATGATTTTCATTAAAAGATTTTTTTTTCATTGCCATTTTAGTTGCAGTAGCATACATAACATCTTTAGCACGATCACCATAACTATTTTTAAATCCTGCTAAGTCTTTCTTCATTGATTTGACAATTTCTTCTTTCTTTTTTTTCTCTATTGAAGTCATGGTTTTTTCATTCACATATTCTTCGTTTTTCATTTTCTTTGTGGGGGAATCGGTGGAAACATAAGTTGGTGATGCAGCACCTGATTTTGATTGCTGCCCTGGATCTTTTTCTCTTTTTCTTTTTACCGCAGATGCTATTTCTCCTTTACTCATACTTGCTAATTTAGATCTTGAGAAACACTTTGGAGTTTTGGTTTCTCCTGGTTCGTTAGCACACGGAGATCCATCTGATTGTACCCATCCAGGTTTACCACCATCTGATTTGGATTTACCAAACCAATCACGAAGACCTTCTTCTGTTACACTATTTAAGGTTTCTCCTATGAGTGTGCAATCTTTCATGCCATGCTTAGGACACACTTTTCCTTTCTTTGTATGATTACAAGACCCTTCTACAGGTTTACCAATACCCACTTCTGTCGGTTTTATTGTTTGCCCAGGAATATCAAATCCAGTTGGAAGAGGTTTACATTCTTTATTTGTATTACAATAATAATATCCAGATTTGCATTTTTTAAATTCTTCACTCATTTCTTTTGTTTTTTCTTTCATTGAGTTAATAAATTTCCTATAGATTGCTGCCTCTGAATTTTTTCCCATTACCTTTGCTCTTTGTTCCATAGCAATTGCTGCTTGAATTTTATGAGCATGAGATCTACCAGAATTTCTAATTTTAGAAACACTTTCTTTTGCAGTAGCAACATCCTTAAATCCCAAACCATGAATTGTTCCTCTCGGATCTTCATCTGTATAAAGATCTGAATGTTTATCCGACTTATCTGGTTGTCCAGATTTTTTTGGAATACGAGGATTACTCATTTCGTTCATAGACTTTTTTTTTCCTGCACAATGAGCTTTCTGAGAAAATCCTTTAGGATTATTGCAATCAATTGATTTTTTGTATTTGTCAGACCAACTCATTAGAAATAAGAACTATCATCTTATATTTATTATTCTTCAGTTTCTTTAGATTGTTTCTTTAAAAGTTTTGCCAATTCTGCTGTTGACCCAACAAAGAGAGCATTGGTAATACTTGTTGGTCCACGAGGTTGTTTGTCTTCCTCAATATTTTTGAGTTTCTTTTGTAAGTCCATTAATTTATCTGTTGCATCTGCGACATTTTTAATTAATTGTCCGGCAACTTCATATGCCCGAGGCATCTCACTTTCTTGAGCTAACTGAAGAATTCCATTAATTGCTTCCTGACCCTTCTCAATCAAAGAATATAAATTCCCTCTTGTATATTCATAATCTTTTTTAATATCTTGAATTGAATTCGAAATCTCACCAATTTTATTTTCGTGAGTTTCTTTTATAATTTCAGTTTCCACTACCTCTCCCGAAACATTAAAAGTTTCATTTAATTTATCAAATTTTTTTGATTCATTCTTCTCTGTCATTATGGTGACGTTGTAGATCCACTAAATCCAAAATCGTCCCCCTCTTCTATTAGTAAATTGTCAGCAGTTGTAATTAATTTGACTTCTGCTCCGGCAAGATGAGATGTAATCGTTGTGTCATCTCTTCCTCTGTCTACAGTAAGAATATTTCCAGATTTCAATTTTACATATACTTCTTCACCCTCAATATCAAGATATGTATCTACAGAAATAGAAGATGTACTATTTACAGCAATTAAAATATCTTCTGTTGTAATATCTTTTGTAATATTTGTAATTACAGTACCAGTATAATTTTTGATAGATCTTGGTTCTGTAGAATAAACAACTTCTCTTCTGGGAGTATTTGTAGTATCTCCAGTAATATAACTGACAACTGCTCTCTTGACAATATCTTTTGTTGCTGTTGAAGTTGGTCCAAAGAGATATAACTTTGCAGAAAATCTCAAAGTATAAATTAAGACTCTTCTTTTATCAAAATTTCCCTCATAATCATCTTGCATCGTAACGTTTTCAAGAATAATTGGAATGTCTCTTTTTTCATTAATTTCATCAATAAGTTCAACTGTAAGATTATATGATGGTTGGAAATATGGTAGAATTTGTTCGATAATTTGAAGAGCATCATCATTCAATTTCGACATTATAGACAGTTCAAATTGTAAATTATATGGAACTGGCATATAAGTTTTTTTAGTTTCAGTTCCGTCAGTAACGGATTTTGATAAAAATGTTTGAGTCGTAGTTAATTTTCTGGCAGTATCATATGACAATCCAGTAAACTCAAAAGACATTCTTGGTAATGTAATTTGAGTTGGATTGCTTAAGTTTGGAGACTGCTCTAATCTTGCTAAAAATTTTTGCGTCGGTCCATATGAAAGAGGAACTTTTATAACACTTACAACTTCATTTGCTGAATTTGTGTGTTTAATTGAAATGTCGTTAAAGAGAGAACCAAATGCAATAACAGTTTTTCTTAAGATTTGATGGTAAAAATACTCAAACATGAGATAAGTAAAATATAGTACTATTTAACCATCTGATAATTTATGGCATACCAAATGGATTTCTTTCACTAAAGTCTATGATTAAATCTGCCTCATTCTCTATCTCTTCATTTGAAGAGTAACCATTATCTGGTGGATATTCATTGATTATACGAAGTTCGTGAGTAGCACTTGAGGCAGCACCTACAATATTTTCCCCAACTTCAAATTCACCAGTTACATTTGACACTTCAAGTATATTTGTCACAGAATTCCAAGATTTGACTCGTGCTGTAGTTGAACTTGCAGACCCAACAACAACCTCATTAAAAATAAAGTTTCCAGTAGAAGACAATGATGGATTTCCAATCGTCACAGTAGGAGATAATGTATATCCCAATCCTGCATTTGTGATACGAATTTGAGTGATAGTTCCTGCAGAACTCACCACAGCAGTTGCAGCAGCAGAGACAGTTGAAATACCTGTAAATGTAATCGTGGGTGTGTCTACATATCCAGAACCACCACTTGTAATAGTGATAATTCCAACTACTCCACTACCAATCGTACAAGTTGCTGCTGCTCCTGCACCATCTCCAAAAAATGCAACTCCCGGTGTTACTGTGTAACCAAAACCAGAATTGATAACCTCAACTGACTGAACGGATTTTAAACTTGGATTTGTATTGTCAGTGCAAACAACAATTCCACCAATCATCGTTGCAGATCCAATACCAGTTAGTCCTCCTGATGGTGCAGATGATATTGCAACTCTTGGTGCATTTGAATAACCACCCCCTCTATTTGTAACTGTAAAGAATCGAATTCCTCCTGCCACTATATTTGTTATTGCAGTTGCAGTTATCCCAGTTCCAACAAGAGTTAGTGTCTGAATTGGACCAAGAGGAACAAAACTATTATCTGGATCATTATCATCAGATCCTCCAATAGTATCATCAATTTCATCAATTCCAGTATTAATAACCTCATCTTCATATTGAAATAGTTCACAGGTTAATTGATATGTGTACTTACCTTGTAACTGGTAAAATGGTTTTTCGTGCTCTACGTAC